GTTAAGAATTTTTTTAGGTCAAAATTATCTGCCATTTTATTTTATTATAAATATTATTATTTCTTGTTAGTTGTGTATAAATATTCGGAGAGTAATGTTCCTATGACTCCTACTTTTTGTCTAATATAAATCCATTCATCTTTTGTAATATGATGAGGATTTTGAAATGATATAGCTAATACACCTATTAAATGATTATCCAAACTATGAAGCCCAACCATACAAACAGATTTTGTATTGAATTGAGTTGTTAAGTATTCTAAACCATAAGTATCTTCTTCTTCATTTACATCTTCTATTGATAATTCATTATCTTTGTATACTTTAGAAAGTACTCTAGGGAATAAAGATACAGGGATATTTTGAAATGTATTTTGAATATTAGGTGTTTCAGGAGTACATTTTTCATAGAAAATAGAAAATTTCTGGATTGAGCGGCCTGTTGGGTAGAAGTGCCCTCCATTATGGAATTGTGCAATCCAAATACGATCACACTCTAATTCCCCCATTACTTGTTCTAATTGGTTATCAATTAATGTAGAAGTTTCAAGAGCATCACGCATCGGGGTTGATGGGTCTTTTTTCTCCATTCTGATTTTAACCCAATTTACTACGATAGGTCCTACAACAGCAGTTATTAATGCTACTATAATAGTTGTTATTACAGCAAGTGTTTCCATTATTTTTTAAGGCTTTCTAAATATTTAATTACTTCATCTAATGATTCTTCCGCACGTTCTTGATCTATAGAACCGAACCATCTTTCTACTTCACCACTTTCTGTAACTGTTCCTTGGTTATTTTCTTTAAGTTTTTCTTGAAAGAAAGCTTTATATTCTTTTATCGTTTGATCTATTTCTAAATTAAAAGTATGATCAGTATATGTTTGCCATTCACCTTTTATTTTCATTTGGGTTTCTGTAGTTGCTCTACAATCTAAGCACTCACCATACGATTTATAATAAAATGGATCTAATTGTTTATCCATAACTTGTTTACAAGCTGGGCAAAATAAGGGTACTGAAACTTTTTTGAATTTATCTAATTTAGTGATATTTTGTTTGATTCCATCTTTGATGGTCCAAGTACGGCCATCTTCTTGCCAGACGTCACCTTCATCATAATCTTTAGATTCTTTAGTATAACCCACACCATGAGTTATTTTTTCTCCACTTTTGCCTTTTACAAGGTTTCTAACACGTTGTATGTCTTTTTCAGTGAATTGTTTTTTTAGGACATTTTCTTTCATAACTTATTTTTTAATCTTATTTGTCCACCCTCGGAACATTATATTTCCCTTTTTATAGGCTTCTTCTTCAATTTGTTTTAAATAATTATCTTCATTGATATCTTTAGTTTTAATCCTACCACCTCCAATTCTTCCATCACATTTTTGTTCATGGTGAATCATTTCATGAGCGAATGAACGCATCACATCTTTAGGATGACGGTTTAAAGTATAAAGAGCTATTAAATTACTATCAGGACGATAATAAGCTGTTTTGCCAAAAAAATCTTCAGCATTTGAAGTATCATTATCTATAAATTTAACTTTAGGTAAAGGAAGAATATTCATTTCTTCTTCTAGCATATACTCAATGAGAGATTTAAATAACGGCTTATAATCAAATTCATCAGATTTAGCCGTTATTTCATTTAATAAATGAGTTAATTTTATCATGATTATACATATCATGAAATCCGCTTAGCACTCGTTCTAAATTCAGTAAATGATGGAGCGTGATTAGGATTTTCTAAATCAAATATAGTTTTTACTGTTCTAAATAAATTTAAATTTTCATCTTGGGTTCTATTTGATTCAAATACCTCCCATCCTTTACCTTGCATTTTATCTTTAGCTGCTTTACGTTTAGCTGATTTTAGCCATAATATACCACGTCTATCTGGTTTTACTCCGAAACATTCTTCATAACATTTATCATATACTGCTACTTGAAATTCATATATTGTATGTATATGATTAGATGTTTTATAATCTAAAACCCATAGTTGGTCTTCTATTTTACAAACTAAATCACAAGTACCTGCTATTTTTTCTTCATCTGAGAATAGGTGTATTTCTGTTCCGATTAATTCAGGTTTGTATGTTTCCCAGAATTCAACAAATTTAAGGAACATTTGCCATACATCAGTATCATATAATGGGGTATTATCTTTAGAAAGGAAATTTAATTCTTTTCCATTTAAATAATCTTCAATCATGTTGTGTACTTTGGTTCCATCTTCAGCTGATTTTCTCATTATGTAATCAGCATTATTTCCCATTTGTTTTAACCAATCTTCAAAGTACTTTCCTTTAGGATAATATTGTAAGACGTAAGTGATTGAAGGGTAGTATTCTCCATTTCTAAGGTAATACCTTGAATCAGGCATTGTAATTTGTTGCGCATCTTCAGATATTTGAAGAATACGATTGTGTGGTGTTTTTATATTCATATTATAGATAATTTTTTCTCCATTAGTTTATATGATGTTAGAGGAGAAACTGTTTGTATTAATTTTGTAAAATTTTCAAAACCCATATCGCTTGGATCTTTTTCTTTAAGTTCTACTAAATATACTTCTTTACCTTCATTAAGAAGCATCTCACAAAACTCTAAAGCTTTACTCATAGCGTCAGTATCTAGAGCAATATATATTTTTTGTACTTTAGAAGTAACAATTTTCTTCATTAAAGAAGGTTGAATATTTTTTCCAAATAAAGGAATAACATTTCGTTTTATAGCTATAGCATCAAATGGCCCTTCACATAATATAATAGGTAAATCCCAATTAATAAACAACTCAAAAGGTATTATATCACGAGATACTTCAGGATTACGATATTTAACATAAGGATCTTTTTCAAATGATCTAGCAGTAAAATAATTTAATCTACCATTAATATCATATGATGGTATAATAATCATTTTACTATAAAGCCCATACTCGCAATAACCAATGTTATATTTTAAAATATCATTTTTAGTAATATTTCTTTTTTTAAGATAAGTTAATGCATGTCTTGAGATAATAGTATTATCAAATTGTTTAAATTCTTTAGGTAATTCAACTGAATTGTAGGTTGTTATAGTTTCAACGTTATTTCCGGTTTTAATTAGGGGTTTAAGTTGAGCTAATATTTCGGGCGATGCTTCAACTTGTTTAAGTAAACTTCGTATTGTTTTACCTTTTTTACCACATACCCAACATTGCCAAGGATTTTTTCCTTCTTTATCTTCAGTAAAATTAACTTCTAATTTAGGTTTATGATGATGGCAAAATGGACAAGTATAAGCTTGATTACCACGAGCAGTACGTTTACCAGCCCCAAGGACAGAGTTAACTAAATTAACTAAAAGTTCATTCACCATGTATTAAAGATATGAACTTAATCTATAGAAGCAAAATCTTTAGAATAAAATTTTCCAAGAATATTATCATTTATCCATTCATCAGGTTTTTCTAAGACGCTTAATTGGAATAGATATTTACATTCATAATATGTTAGGAGTTTTTTATTAGGAGCAAAACATAAAATTTTACGTACAAAATCTCCTTGTTTACCTTGTTTGATTAATTCAAGTATAGGTTTAGCAGAACCGTAATATGTTTTCCAATCAGATTCTTTTTGAATAGTTGTAGTTAAAGATTTACGCCCCCTAGTTACAGGCTGTTCAGCTAATTCTTTTTTAGTAAGTTTTTTCTTTACATTATGATGTAAAGCTTTTTTACCTAAATATGTTTTACCTGATGGTTCATGGACTGTAATATATACAAAACCGTAAGTTCCTTCAGGAAAATCCTCTATTGATTCTATTCTTTTATCTTTGTATAACCAATTATTCATAAATTACATATCTAGATTAACTAATACATTCATATCAGTTACTGAGGATAAAGGTAAGGGTTGGGCTAGTTTAGCAATAGCTAATAGTTCATAATTATTGTTATATAAACCTATAGTTGTTACAAACGGATCAAAATATGACCCAGTAGCAAAATTATATATTACTCCACTATTTGAACTTCCGGATATTAAAGTAGGATTTTGAGAGAAATTAAACTCATTTTCTCTAACTGTGCATTTATATTGAGTTTCATATATGGTTATAGTACTTTCAAATGAACAAGAAATTTGTTGGGAACCAATTAATCCTTCTATAAAAACAACATCTAATCCTCCATATGGAGTTGAACCATAATTCACAAACCCATAACCTGGGGTTCCAGGGATACCGTCACTGGTTAGAATAACCATCCCATGTTCATATATAATATCACCTACTTTTAATGAACCTGTTAATATATTTCCTTCTCCATCATCTATAAAAGAACCACTTTCATATGATAAAGTAAAAGTACCTGGTTTGATATACTCTCCAAATATGTTAGAAGGGATAGATATTACTCCTATTACTTCATTTGAACCGGTAGGGAAATATCTACTAGCAGGTAATGTGTTACTTAAGTAATTATAAGCATTTGGAGTATACGCTGTAGTAGTAGTTATAGTTCCATCTGTATTAAAGGATGCTGTTGTTACAGGAGAACCATCATCTCCATAAATGTAATTATAATAATATAATTCTCTAATAGAACGATAAACTAAAAATGTATCTTGTATTGAAATATATCCAGTTGAAGTAGAACCCGAAGTCCATAATGTAGAACTATTATTTTCTCCTATGAATAAATCAATACCTGATCCTGTTAGGAAGGCTGTTCCTTCAAATGTAAATGATTTATTTACTTTGAACGGTGAGACAACAACGTCTGAAGTTATGAATGGTTTGAATACGCTCATTCATTCTTAAAAATCTAGTTTTACTCTAACAAGAGCTTCTTTTGTAAAGTCTTTTAATAATGGTCTTGACATTTTAGCTACAGCTAATAATTCATTCTGATCATTATACATTCCTACAGTTGTAATATATGTTTGGGGTTGATTTATAAATTCATCATAAATTACCTCACCTGTAGATCCTGATATGAATGTTGGGTTTTCAGAGTAATTAAATTCACTATTTCTTGCTCTAACAAATATATAATCAGATGTTATAGTTTCTTGAGAATTTAAAGTAAATGAAGCTCCTAAATCTATAGCATTATATAATCTTTGAAGATTTAATCCGTCTGAGTTGTATGAGCGGCTAGGTTCTATTTGTAAAGATTCTGAGATAGCATATGGGTTTAAAAGGATAGTTCCTAAATCAGGAAATACTAAACCATAAGAACCAGATCCAGCTACATATCCACTATTAGCTAATGATCCTGCTGTACCATTTGATCCTGAAATTAATTGGAATACTCTAGTAGAACCAAGAAATGTATTTACAAGAACATCATTTGAATTATCTGTTAATTGAATTTTATTATTACCGGATCCTGATAGTACTAAGTTAAGTGATCCTGGGAATAAAGATTCTTTATATCTAGCTCTTTCAACTGATATTACCCAAAAGTTAGATCCAGTTATAACATTATTTCCAGTACCAAAAACAAAACTAGCATTTTCGTCTTCTAAAATTAAAGCTCTATATTGTCCATACATTGTTTTAGTATAAGAACTTCCTGTTACAATAGCGTTATACCAATCACTTCCACTTCCTTCAGAGTCGCAATATACAACATCAAATTGTACAGCTGCGTTATCATCAGTAGAGGCAGTTTGGAATATACTTAAATAGTAATTTCCAGAAGAGTTAGCTGCTTGTACAGAAGAAGTATAAAAACTTGTTAATGCTGGGTTGTCAGTAGACCATAATGTAGAAACTACAGAATCACTACTTACTACAAAATCTTCAGGGTCAAATGCTTTAAAGCTCATTATTTATTTATTTTAAATTAGATCTGGTTTATGATAATAGGAATTGTTACTCTAGCTCCACTATCTAAACCGACAACAGTTAATGTAGCTGATAATTGAGTATTTGCACCAAATAGAGTGTTTACTGTTGTAGCTCTTAAATTAAACTGGGTTCCTATGATGGTTTTAGAAACATTAGTACCTAATGTAGTTGTAGAAGTTTGATTAGCAGTTGTAGCTGCTGTAGTATTAATACCTACTCCAGTATATGTATTCATTAATCTAACATCAGATATAGTAGCTGAATATCCACTAGTCTCGTATGTTTGGTTGTTACCTAAATAGTTTAATGTTTGTGGTGTTACAGAAAGAGCTGCTCCTTGTTGTAATGTAATTGTAGTATAACCTAAATCAAGTACAGGCAATTTAGCTGTTCCACGAGGTAAAGTAGCTAATTTATACTTCATGATTTGGGTTTCTTGAGGAAACGCTTCTAATAAAGGCATATTTTGAATAGCTTCACCATAAAAAGCAGAACCTGATGGGTGGTTAGGGTTATATAAGGTATAATCAATTTCATCATCTGCTAAAGCAAATTGGGTGATTCTAAAAGAACCATCATTTTTAGCTAATAATTCTCTACCTTTTGTTGTTAAAATTGCGTCAACTGTGACTACTTGGTTATTTAAATATCCCATGTTTTGTTTTATTATAAATATATTATACTAATAAATATTATTAAAGCAAACCTTTATTGGTAAAGTCTTCAATATATTTTCCTATGTTTTCTTTCATTTTATTACTTACATATTCAGGTTTAATCAAATATGGTGATTGAAAGCCTGAAGGTTTGAGTCCATCTAAAATTAAACTGCCAGCATTATCAACATATCTTCTTAAAAGAAATTGGTTTATATTAATATTTGATCCTGAAATTATGTTGTTTAAAGTAACAACAAGAGCAGGGTCACTAGGAAGATAAGCACTAGCTGAGAATATTTGGATGTCACTGACCATAAATGTTTTAGTTTCATCACCTTCAAACCTAAATTCATCTCCTCGCTGTATTGTAACTGGTAAAGTTATAGGAAAAAATCCTGATCCTACTATATCTTGTTGGTAAATGTTAGAGGAATTAACATATTGAATAAGTTGAGAGCTAGTAGTGTATATGATATTAGGTTCACTAGATGACCCAGTACGCCATAAATTAGTAACATCTATTGGAGGGGTAGGGTATGGGTTAGTTGATATCTTAAAAGTACTAGTACTCTTATAGAATGTATCTGGTTGGCCTGCTAACATTGCTACAAAAAATTGGTCCCCAGTTTGGAGTTCAGCTCTAGGTATAGTGACTATAAAATTTATACTTATTTCAACTGCTGGGTTGATAAATCCTCCAAAATCACTACTCACAGCTGTATTTATTCCTCCTCTATTTCTAACAATTCTAGCATATACAGTGCCTAGAGATGTACTTACTCTTAAACAACGCATATCTACTTCAAATACTAAATCTACATTTTCAGTTATAACAGGTGATGTAGCTGTATATCTACTTGCTAGTGTTGTTAATTGACCTCCAGCTCCTGGGTTAATGTTAACACCTTGAGCTAAAATTTCATTCATAACAATTCCTGAGAAGCCATTAGATGAAACTTGGTAATCAGTGTTAGGACTTAAAGTTGCAGTATAGTCAAGTACTGATGATGTGGAGTAAGGATTCCTATCTGAGAATGACAATGTAGCTGCAAATGTCATTGGAGGGTTTTCATAATGCTTAATTTGATTATATAAAATAGGTTCAATTGAAGATCCTCCTTTAAAAATAACTAATGATGGATTTTGAGCTACCGTACCTCCACTTAAAGTTTGTAACTCAATTTTTTCACCATACATGAAATTTTGTTTCATGATAGAAAGTGAATTTGGTGAAGTATTATTTGAAATTAATTCTCCATCTTCACTAATTAAATATTTAACTAATACTCCTGAAGTATTCATTTTTTCAGGTGCGTATCCTCCTATATTATCACTATAAGCTATATATGTTTTTGTAGATTCTATCGTTGGAAGTTTACCATATGTTCCTGAATCTCCTTTAGTCCATTTATTTAGTTTTTGAGAAATTGATCTACTTCCATTATATCTAGGATCAATGATACGTTTTGTAGTATAATTTGAAGCTGGTATAGTGGCTTTAGTAGCATCTCCTTCTATTAAAGCATTAAAATTAGTTGGGGTTAAGACACCCGTTGAATAATCTGCATCTTGTATAAAAGGGTTTTGGCGGATATCAACAGCATTGTTTAATAATGCATTTCCATCACTGTTATAAAAATTAGGGGATGAAATATAAGGTTCTAATATAGCTAATGAGCAACTAGAATTTAAAGGGGCATTATAAAATGAATCTAATATAAATTGGTTGCGATTTTGGGTAGTTGATATACTAGCACTTACTACGTTAACTGAGACTCCTATAGATGTTTTAGTTAATTCAAAGTAATATTGGTCTCCTTGGATAGGATAAATAGTAGAATTTAATAATGTAGTAACACTACCTCCAGCATTATAAACTGCTTGAGTTAAAGTAGTTATAACTCCTCCTCTATTTCTTATAAATCGTATAAATCGAGAAGTAGGGTCATTTCCTAAAGTTGAAATTGATGCTGAAACTTGAATTGGGGTGTTAGGAGTATTTTCAAATGTTATAATACCTGAAGAAGTATTGAAATATGAAGTTCCATAATGAGGTAAATTAGTCCCTGGTAAAGTTGAGTTCCAATTTATAATTGTTTTAGGAGAAGAATTTCCTACATTGTATGATGCTGTTACTGAAGAAGAAATAGCGTAATCAAAAAGTTGTTGGTCTTTATTTGGGTCAGTAATGCCTCCTATTTGTTGGGTTATAATCCAAGGGAAATATGATGTTTCATATAAATAATAATCAGAGTATTCTTGAATCCCATTTACATTAAAAGTAGTTGTTTTAGGGATAGCAAATGGATCTAATGGATCAAATACAGGAATTTGGATTACCAATTGGGTTAATTGACCTAAAGGTAAAGTACTATCTGTATTATTACAATCTTGTTTAGAAATTTTTATATGAGTAACAGTATATGCATTAACTACAGCATTGTTGGTAAAGGCTGGTTTTTGGCCAGGGATATTACAAAGAAATAAAATTTCTCCTGCTTTTGGGGTTGTGTTAGTATTTAAGAAGTTTGATAAGAATATACTTTGTTCTCCACTTCCTGTTGAAAAATAATAAACGTGTTTATAATATAATGGGTTATAATCTTGAGGATAAGGTTGGTTTAAGCTTTGTGTTGTAACTAATATAATAGATCCACTAAACTCACCATCATAAAATTCTTCTTGAGAATCATATAATGTTGTAGCTATTCCTAAAGGTGTAGCAACACTTTCACTCCAACTTTGAGTAATCCCAAAGATATTATTAGGGCCGTTACCATTAACACCATAAGGAGAAGTGTTTACTCCATTAAATATTTCAAATGAACCCGCTGTGCCTCCACTAAACTCTTCAATTAAAGAATGAGATATATAGCTACTTTGAGATATAGGATCCCATACTTGAATAGATTTTATAGCTCCAGAAATATCTAAATCTTCCCATTCTACTTGTGGTTGTGGGTAACGATTTCTTTCAAGTAAATGTTGTTTAATAACAACTCCAGAAGCAAGACTTGTACGTGCAGGTACAAAATCTTTTATCATTTTAAATAATGAGTTATCAAAGAATTTTATTAAACGTATAAAATCAACTAAATTATAATTTTTAATATATTTTTCAAAATAAGCATTTCTTAACTTATCTAAATCAGTGTATGATTGAAGTGGGGAAAATCTAAAAGCAGGGTCACCTATAAAATCACCTATATTAAAAAACCCAAGTTGAGAATTTATATCATCATTAATTTCATCTTGTGGAGAAAATGCTACTTCAAGCAAATTAATATTTGGAGTATAACTTGCACTAGCTTCTATAGTTTGTGATAATGCTCTAAATGGTGATAAAGTACTACCAGAAGGTAAAGAATCATTTTCTAATCTAATTTTATCACTAACAGCATTTTTTATACCTGCTATAGGTTGGTCATAGAAAAAATGTTCTACGTTTGATACAAAATTAGGTGAAGCATCGTAATAAAAATTACTATCAGAGATAAATGAACTAGTAGTAACCCAAGATCCTGTTACTTTAGGATGAATAGATATAGATGCAGTATATAATTCTCCTCCAACTGGGGCTCTAAAGGCTAATTCGTCTGGGGTGCTATTTAATGAATTTCCTTCAATTGAATAAGGATTCATAGTGTAATCAGCAAAAACACTCTCACTTATAGGAACAGTATAGTATCTAATTTCTTGATATGAACCTGAAAATGCTGTGTATGAACCTGCTGTATTGCCAGATCCATCATACACATTGACATCGTATGATGATATATCATATCCTTCTGGGGTACCTACTGAGAAACTAACTGGAAAATAGCTTATAAGAGTATTATTCCAATTAGTTGAAACATATGTTATAGCATTAGAAGCTGTAAATCCTAATAAAGTACCGTTATCTCCCCCTTCGTAAATTTTGTTTTGGGTATATAAAGTATATGTATCTGATTCTTTAGTAACCATAACAGACCACCAATCACCATCAAAAAATGGTAAGTACACACTTGCTGTTTGCCCAGCAACACTTATATCTGGGTAGAAAGCTACTGTAGCATATTGGTAGTATGGGTCAATTATAGAGCCAGAATATGATTCACTAACATAAGCTGATCCTGTGTATGTTAATGTTATAGCACATCCTCCATCCCCATACCATAAGCTTTGAGAGTAAGGGATATTTGATGTAGGTAAACCTTCGGTTTTAAACCTAAACATTAAAGTAGCAGGCGTATCATTTGGGGCATTCCAATCAGGATTTAAATCCCAAGAGGATGAGATAAAATTACTTCCTAAAGTAGAAAAAGCATAATTGAATTCATTCTGCCAATAATCCCAGTCATTTGAATTTACTTTATCTTTTCCTCCATACTCATTAATCCTTAAAACAGTATCAGGGATACCATATGAAGTAATAAGGGCGCGCAAACCAGGTAAAGTACCTTTTGCTTTAAGCAGGTATGGTAAATTATGATAAATACGTTTATATAGCGACTTATTCACATCATCTAACGGCATATAATCATTAGAGGCAGATATTAAAGTATCAACATACTCAAATCCACTAGGGGTTGGAAGTGAACTTGTTATATTTGGGAATGGAAATAAAGCACCATCAGGTGTTAAACCTAAGAATGCAGTATATAAATCTTGGTTAGAGAAATTATTTTGGTATAATTTAACTCCAAAATCTCTAATAGCATCTGCTACTATATCTTTTGATATACCTTGTTCTAAGCGATTGTCAGCATTATACTTTTGTGTAATATCTTTATAATAGATCCAAATATTATCAAAATGTTGAGCAACCATATCGATAAAAAGTCCGTATTGGTCGTTTTCAGGGTCATCTCTTAAATATTCAGGAATAGAAAATAATAAATTATCTTTGTTTTCATTATCATATAATGACGCGGATAAAATAATTCCTCCATATAATGGACTGTATTCGTTAGTACTTCCAAACCAAGTTAAAGCTATGTTATTGTTTGCAGATACTAATTGATAGGGTGGTTCATTATTTAACTTAGGCCATGCCCAAGAACCACTAGAGTAATACATATAATACTCCCATCCATCAAAATATTTTGTAATTTCATTTATTTTATTCTCTAAAACAGCTTTACTTTCACTTACTGATGGTGTTAGTGATGTTGGTCCTGTTATGGAAGAATTTATGATAGCTAATGAAGAAGAATATTCTTCTATAAGGTTTACTTTATAAAAGAAATTTTCTAAACGTGTTTGGGCAGAACTAAAATGAACAAATTCTTCAAATTGAGTATAATCTACATTTATATCTATCTCTTTTTCTTCTAAAAGACTATTTAATTGAGAAAATGAACTAGATACTGGGGTTGAGATTAAATCCGAGTATGAAAGTTCATTAGTTGAGTTGTTTATTTGGTCTTTAATTGGGATATTAAAGTTAGGCCCTTGGATAGTTGTAAAATCATTTATCTCAATAGGGTCATTTATAAAATCTATATCATAAGCTAACGGTTCTTCTACGTTAGTTATAATCCATAAAGTAGAGTTTATATCATATTCTTCTGGTAATGGATCATATAATTTTATTAGTATAGTTGGATTAAGAGGATCTGTGTTGTCTAAAGATATATTATTAGCTATAAAAAGTTCATTATCTCCAAAATTAATATAGAAATCTAAAAAATAAGTACTTTCTTCTCTTTCTAATATAAAAGCATTAGTTTGTTCAACTATATCTAAATTAGTTAATGTGGTACTATCTAAACGTAATTCAGTTCTGTCTGAGGATACTTCTGTTATATAAAGTTGTTGTATGTCAGATCCTATTTTCTTATTTAAGAAATTAAAATAGAGTATGTATTTTCCTTGAGTTGATCCTAACGCTGTAGATGTAACGTTTTCAAGATCTATTTCGATTTGGGATAGTATATTATTATTACCAGCTGATTGTCCGTTGTTTAAAACGGAGTATTGGGTAAAATTATATGTTCTATATATTAAATTTTTATTAAGAGAATATATAAAGAATTCAATATAACTTTCAGATGATAATGATGTATCAATTTCAAAAGTAGGTATTAAACTAGTTTCTTGCCCATCGTATGATTGGGCAGATAATGTTATTGGATCTAATAATGTAATTTCTGCAGCCATTATTGTGGGTTAGCTAAAGAAGTTCCTGTTTGGGCTTCAATTAATTGTTTTTGAGTATTTAATAATTCAGTTCTTAACTGATCTATTTCTTTTTGTAGTGCTAATATTAATTCATTATTAAATTGGTAATTAATATATTCAGCACTTGTAGTTATAAGGTATTCATGTGAATTAGTAGTTCCTAATTCAGGTATGTCATAGAATAATTCGTCATACATTTGAAAAAATTGTTCAACTGTATTTTGTTGGGCTAATTGTTCAGGTATAGTTTGAACACCTAATTGAGTAAAAGACGTATCAATTACTTTTTGGTAATTAGCTTTATTATATACTTGCTTACTAAATTTTATTTGTTCACTCATCCGTTAACTACTTTAAAATAATACTGGTCATTAAAAATGAGAGTAGAGCCGTTAATATTAGTTTGAATCAGGATAGTATAATATCTTTCAGGTTCAAGTCCACTCATATAAACATCAAAATAATTACCATATTCATCAGCACTAATTTGAGTATATTGTTCATCGAATGTAACAACGTATTCATTAGTATCCAAGTCTTTTATAGCATAATATGAAGAAGTTGGTAGATAATATAAATTAGTAAAATATGATGATGTTTGAAATGTCCGAGGTGGGTATAAAGGACTTGAATTAACTCTAAATCTATTTACACTAAAAGGATAAAATACTCCTGGGTTTTCGTTTAAAGCTAATTTTGCTTCTGTTGTGTTAAGTATTTTTTCTGTAGGTGCTCCTGTTAGTATGGTAGAATAATCTTTCCATCTAAATTCTAAACATGGAGGATATATTGTATTAGTATCAACACTATAATATTTTAATGTAGGTTGAATGTTTTGACTTGGGTTAAATTCAGCGTTTTCATCTAGTTTAGTTATAAAACCATAATTTGGTATATAATCTTCCGCCCACGCTTGGACTAAGAGACTAACGTTTGCTTCAAGATCTTTAACAGTTCTTAATCCGTATGATGCACTAGAAGGTAAACTTAAAGGATTTCCTTGAGTATAAAAAGGACTCATGTAGTTAATAACAACATATAAGTTACTTCCTGTATCATAAAACCAATTACCACCCCCAGCAGAAGCATAAGCTGAGTTATAAGAACTGGTATAAGAAAATCCATTTATAGAGCCGCTTGGATTCCAATTCCCGGAACCTGAGAAGTTAGCGTAATTCCAGGATACTCCGTCTTTAGTTTGAGGGGAATCTCCGAACACTCCGGTTCCATTATTCCAAGATTGAGCTACAGGATAAATTTCTATTGTTGTATCTGCGTTTAATCCTTGAGCGGTAGCTATGAAATTTTTTAAGTATACCCCAAATAAATTATCTTTTACTTTATTATTTAATATATCTTTTATTTCATCTGTATCAAATAAAGTAAGATATCTAGTTACAACTGGGTTTCCAGCTCCATTTAATGTATTAGAGACTTCACATATAGCATCTAAACCTGTATTCATTTCTGGGTATTCAGAATACAAAGTAGCATCTTG